GCCAGCCTGGCCATGGCTTGCCACGCGACGCGGAAAAACCAAAAACCGATTTCACTTTGAGTTGTGCCAGATCGTGAAAGTTTTTCAAACCCTTGCTGGACGGATCCAATACCACCCCCTGACATCGCCCGGGGCCGCCAGGCCGGCGCATCGGTCCCGGCGCCGGCCGACCCGGCCGCGCGGCCGTCTGCGGCGCGCCAGCCGGCGACACCGGCCAGCTGCTCACCCAGCTGCTCAGCCGGGTTATCGACGAGGCTACAAGCCTTGCAGCAATCGCTGACCAGCGCGGCATCGCCGGGCAGGCATGCGAGCGCAGCTATGACGCGCTGAGCGTCACGCTGCCGGGCGAGTGATTGGCCGCTGGAAAAACAGGCAGAACTCGTGCCGCACCCAGCGCTGCAGCCAGTCGCCGGCCGGCAGCCACGGGCCGTGGTCCACGTCGCCGACAACCATGGCCAGGCAAAACAGCTCCATTGCTGCGCCTGGCATAGCGCGCTCACCCGATTCCCATTTGATCCACGTCTTGAGCGGTGCGCGGGCATGAAACCCGGCCTGGAACTGCGTGAGTCCGGCCCGGTCGCGCATGTCGCGCAGCGTGGCGCTTTGCTCGTCGAGGTCGGCAAAAGGGCCATCCATGCGCTTGGGGCGGTTCGGGTGGTTGGTCATGCGGCGTCTTTAAAGCCGGCGGTGTGGCCCGCCTCAAACTGACCGCGCATGGCGTCCGCAAGTTTGGCAATCTGCGCCGCTGTGCACGCGGCCTTGACGTCGGCCGGGATGGCCTCAATCACCGCTTGCCAGGTGCGGGGCGATTGCGACAGACGAGACAGCTTTGCGGCGCGGTTGATCTTGATCGAGTTCATGGGGTATCCTTCAGTTCTCGGGCTTCAGGGCCTGGTGGATTGAAACCACAGATGCCACGGTTGAAAAACCGCAGCCCTAAAAGGCCCCTCACGGGGCCTTTTTTGTTGAATCAGGCCTGGCCGTGGAGAGCTTTGGCGGTCTTAATGTCCGTCAAGCTGTAGCCAAGCTTTTTGATGATCGGCTGTACGGTAGCTGGGCCAAGTTGCTTGCCGGCATCAATGAGGGCCTGCATTTCGGCATTCCACGCAGCCCGACGGGCAGCAAGCACCTCAAGAGTCCACTCGGCCGCAAACGCTGCTTTCGCGGCTTGATATGCGGTCATGGCGGCTTGATCGGCTTGGTCAGCGGCCAGGCTGTAGCCTTCGCCGCCTTCGTTCAACACTCGGTCAATTTGCGCTTGCTTGGTCATGTCAGTTTCTCCGCCCACTTATCCCGGGGCCCGGATCGCTGCGGTGTGCTGCGATGTGTGAACTGTAGCGAAAAAAGCTAGCTGACGCAATAGGCGACTAACGCAAAAGGTTATTAAAAAGCCCTTGCACAACTAACGCAAAGCGCTACACTGTAGGCACTGCATCAGCAGAAACGGCGCCGGACGAATCCGGCACTCTACGGAGATACACCATGGGCACCATTCACTACCCCCTGACTGAGCAGATCGCCGACACCATCGCGGTGCACGGCCTGGCTTGGACCCTGCGCTACTACGCAAAGCGCATCCCAGCCGCGCAATTGCGTATGCTGATGGTTGGCGCTTACTGCTATCAGGCTTGATCATGGTTTTGCGTCAAGCCCTTGAGCAGCTGCGCCAGCGCCAGCAGCAGCCAGCGCCTGACAAAGAGCCCGCACCATGCGGGCTTTTTTGCGCCTTGAACTTTACATTATCGCTATACAAATAGTGCTTGCGTTGCGCACTTAACCGATATACATTAATACCCATGGACAGCGCGGTGCTGACCAGCAACGGGGGAAGCAACATGCAGATCGGTTTAATCCACAAGCATTTCGACCAAGCCCACCTTGAAGCCGTCAAAACCGAAATGCTGGTGATGGGCGCCCCCGTTATCAAAGCCGTGTGGGTAGAGTGTCATGGCGTATGGGCTGCCCTGGAAGGTTGCCACCGAATCCGTGCTGCGCAGGCCCTTGGCCTTACCCCTGAAATCGAAGAGATCGAGTACAGCGACGAAACGCTTGAAAGCCTGGGGCTTGATGTGCAGGACGGCGTGACCGTTTCGCAGATTGCCGATGACCTTTGGAGCGCCAAGATTATTTGCTTTGCTGATTGATTCCGCCACCTCAAAAGGAGCACAACATGCACACCGAATCCGAAATCCTTGCCGCATGCAAGACGCACGGCACAAAAACCGTTTATGACGCAGCAATGGCCCGACTGTCTGGTGACCATCAAAAGCTCGCGGGCGTCGACCTGACAGCGCCAGATCTTGCAGAGGCGAACCGAATCGGCAGCATGGCATTTTTGATGCTTAGCGACACAGAGCAAAGGGCCGATTTTGTTGCTGTGAGCGCAGCAGCAAAACGCATGGGCCGCCCACCCAAGCCTGCCGGCGAAGTCAAAGCCGTGCAGCTGCAGGTGCGCACAACCCAGGCGGTGGTTGAGCATGCTCAGCGCTTAGCCGATGCGGCAGGCATGTCGCGCAATGCTTGGATTGAGGCCTTGATCATCAAAGCCAAGCTCTAAAAGCGCGCTACACTTCGCGCACCCCGGCCGCGCTACGGCCCGCCGGGTGAACTTGAGCCGGGTTGCCGGCATCCCTCGGGTGCTCACAAGCGCCGCCGCATTCCCCAAAGCCCGCCACCGTGCGGGCTTTTTGCATTGGACAGCGCAATGGTCACGATGCTACGCACCGGGCCAAAGATGGCCGGCGACAGGCTCAAGCAGGCCCCGCGCGCCGACTCAACTCAACGCATACGCGGCTCAGCCCTGCAGGCCATTCGTCACCGGATCTTGACCCGCGATGCGGGCCAGTGCCGCTGCACGGAATGCAAAACAACCTGGCGCATCCTGCCCGCACACGAGGTTGACCACCGCGTCCCGCTCTGGGCAGGCGGTCAGGAGACAGACGCAAACCGGTACGCGATCAACCGCGACTGTCACAAAGCCAAGACGGCACGCGAGGCAGCAGCGCGCGCCAGGGGCGACACCCCGGGCGCCTCAGCGTAGGCGGCCAGGCCCCAAAGCCCGCTTCAACCGGCCAGGTCAGGTGGGGCCAGCAGCAACGGCCGAACAGGCCAAACCCGCACCCCGCAAAACACTCCAGATCGCGCCAGGATCGATGCGCGACGCGTTGGTCCATGACCCCTGCGGCCCGGTGAGATCGGCCCGCAGCGCCCCAGCCAGACGGCACGGCGCAGGCCCGCCGATGGGGATGGGGGGTGTGCATCTCTGGGTTCAAAGGGTCGGAAACCGCGCCTGAGCCCACGCGCAGAAAAAAAGCCGTCCGTTTGAAAACGCGGAGGGGCTGGAAACAAATTCAAAGGAATCAAACATGCCGCGTGGTGGGTCTAGACCTGGTGCTGGGCGCAAGGCCGATCCAAACAGTGGCCGGCAACAAGCCGCCGCAAAACGTGCTGCTCCAGCCAAGGCCATCGCACCTTCTGGCGAGAAGGATGCAAGGGCACCGGCTTCGTGGCCATTCGGTACAGCGCAGGAGAAAGAACCTGAGCTGCTTTCCTCACTGACGCCTCTGGACTACCTGCTTTCGCTCGTCCAAAACCCGAAAGAGGACAAGCGGATCAGGATCCAGGCGGCCACGATCGCGGCACCGTATGTGCACCCAAAGAAGGGCGAGGGCACCGGAAAGAAGGAGCAGCAGGCCGCGGCGGCCAAACAGGTGGCCAGCCGGTTCTCGACGGGTGCGCCGCCGAAATTGGTGGCTGCCGGCGGTAAGAAGGTCTGATGCCGGAGTGGTCATCGGCGTGCAAGGACTGGGCCGAGCGGCTCATTTCCGGCAGGTCGATCATTCCGGCGCCGATCTATCCCGATCAGGCAGACCAGGCGCTGGCCATCTTCAAGGAGTTGAAGGTAACGGACCTGCCTGGCAAGCCGACCTTTGGGGAGTGCTCCGAGCAATGGGTGTTTGACTTCGTGGCCGCCATCTTTGGCGCCTACGACGCTGACACCGGTCGGCAGCTGATTCGCGAGTTCTACCTGCTGATCAGCAAGAAGAACACCAAGAGCACGATCGCGGCCGGCATCATGCTGACCGCAGTGATTTTGTGCTGGCGGGAAGAGGAAGAGCACCTGATCCTTGCCCCAACAAAGGAAGTGGCCGACAACAGCTTCAAGCCGGCCGCCGGGATGATCCGTGCCGACGACGAGCTTTCAGCGCTGTTCCATGTGCAGGACCACATCAGGACGATCACGCACCGCGTCACGCGCGCATCACTGAAGGTGGTTGCTGCGGACACCGACACGGTGTCAGGCAAGAAGTCGGGCCGGGTGTTGATCGACGAGCATTGGCTGTTTGGCAAGAAAGCTGGCGCCGAAAGCATGTTCATGGAGGCCACTGGCGGGCAGATTTCGCGCGAAGAAGGTTGGGTGATCTACCTGACCACGCAAAGCGACGATCCACCGGCCGGGGTGTTCAAGGAAAAGCTGGACTACTTCCGCGATGTGCGGGACGGCAAGATTCTTGATCCCAAGTCGCTTGGGGTCTTGTACGAGTTCCCCGAGAAGATGCTGGAGAACAAGGCCTACCTTGACCCGGCGAACTTCTACATCACCAACCCGAACATTGGGCGGTCAGTCAGCGCCGAATGGCTCAGCGACCAGATCAAGAAGCTGAGCCACAAGACAGACGGAGCCTTCCAGCAGTTCCTGGCCAAGCACCTGAATGTGCAGATCGGCCTGAACCTGCGCTCTGGCCGATGGACAGGGGCCGACTTCTGGCAACGCAACGCCACCAAGGGCATTGACCTTGAATCGGTCATTGCCAGATCTGACCTGATCACTGTCGGCATTGACGGCGGCGGGCTGGATGACTTGCTTGGCCTGGTGGTGCTGGGTCGGGATCGAGACAGCGGCCGGTGGTTGTGCTGGGCGCATGCCTGGTGCCATGAAATCGCGCTCGAGCGCCGGCCGGAGATCGCGCCGCGGCTGCGAGATTTTGAAAGCCAGGGTGATCTGACCATCATCCCTGACGATTCCGAACAGGATGTGCAGGACGTTGCAGAAATCATCGTCCGCCTCTATGTGGCCGGATTGCTGGACAAGGTTGGCGTGGACCCTGTTGGCATCGCCAGCATCCTTGATGCGCTCAACGATCACGAAATTCCGGCTGAGCTCATCTTGGGCATCAGCCAAGGTTGGCGCATGTCTGGCGCCATCAAAACCACCGAGCGCAAGTTGGCGGCCTACGCCATCAAGCATTCGGGCAGTGACCTGATGGCCTGGTGCGTCAGCAACTGCAAGGCGGAAGCCAAGGGCAACGCGACATCGATCACCAAGGCGGCCAGCGGCACGCTGAAGATTGATCCAGTGATGGCGCTGTTCAACGCGGTGTCGCTGATGTCGATCGCGCCAGAGCCTGAAATTTTCAGCGACCCCGAGGTCATGACAACCTGACCTGAAAGAACCACATGAACATCAAAATCTTCAACCTCTGCATGCTGATCGGCTGGCTTTTGGTCTTGGCCGGTGGCGTGATGATCAGCCCGGGATGGGGTATCGCTGTTGCCGGTGGTCTGATGCTCTTCTTGAGCCTGGTATCGGCTTACATCGGCGGCATCCACGTGCCGAAGGCGCCTCGCCAGGCTGAGTGATGTTCATCTCGCAGGTTCGCGCGGATGCGGGTGGCGATTCGGATCGCTCACCCTTTGGCAACTGGTGGTTTACGCCGGTTGGTGGGCGTTCATCTTCAGGTGCCCGGGTCAATGCTGCCTCAGCTTTGGCCATTCCAGCGGTCTTCGCCGCGGTCCGCGTGCTTTCTGAGTCGTTCGCGTGCATGCCGTTTGACCTGTTCCGGCTATCGGCGAAGGGTGACAATCGCAGCAAGGTGCGCGACCACTGGATATATCGGCTGATCGCCAAGCGGCCCAACAAGTGGCAAGCGCCGTACGAGTGGCGCTTGATGCTGCAAGGTCACCTGGCCCTGCGCGGCAATGCCTACTGCCAGATCACGGCGGACCGCAGTGGTCGGATCATCGAACTGTTGCCGCTGCACCCCGATCGCATGACCGTCGAAATGCTTGAGGGCAACAACTACCGGTACTGCTACGTTGACCAGAAGGGCAACCAGCTCCGCTACACACGCGGCGAAATCTGGCACCTGCGCGGCCTCAGCGACGACGGCATCATGGGGTTGAGCCCCATTGAATGTGAGCGCGAAGCGCTGGGCGAAGCCCTGGCCATGCAAGCCTACTCGTCGCGGTTTTTCGCCAACGACGCAAAGCCTGGCGGCGGCTGGATCGAGTACCCCGGCAAGTTCCGCGACGCCGAGACGAAGAAAACCTTTCGCGATTCTTGGCAGCAGCTGCAAGGTGGCAGCAACCGCGGCAAAGTGGCCGTGCTTGAGAGCGGCATGAAGTTCCACGAACTGGGCCTGAAGAACTCTGACGCCCAATTCATCGAAGCGCGTGCCTACAAGGTCACCGACATTGCCCGCATATTCCGGGTGCCACCGCACAAGATCGGCGACCTGGCGCGTGCCACGTTCAGCAACATCGAACAGCAATCAATCGAGTTCTGGACTGACACGATGCTGCCCTATGCCGAGCTGTGGGAATCGAGCATTGAGTTCAATCTGCTGGGTCAAGGTCTGGGCGGCCTGGATGAAGACCTGGAACCAGAGTTCGACATGGACCGCATGATGCGTGGCGACTCCACGGCCAGGTCGGCCTACTACGCGTCGCGCACTCAATGGGGCAGCATGACGCCAAACCAGGTGCGCAAGCACGAAGGCGAAGACGAATTGCCGTGGCTGAACTTCACCATGCGCCCAGTGAACATGGTCAAGATGGATGCCAACGGCGAAGAGGGCCCCGAGGTGCAAAAGCTGCCCGGCGAATCAGACCCTCAAGAAGCCAAGCGCACTGACAGGCGAGAGCGTGCCCAAACCGTCGGCAAGGCATCCACCGCTCGGCTGCGCATGCTGCTTGAGGGCAATGCCAACCGACTGGCTCGGCGTGCGTCCGGCGCGCTGTTGCGCAAGCCGGCTGCCGAAGTGTTCGGCGATGACTTTGCCGCCCTCGTGACTGAATCGCTGGGCGTTGATCGCGACCGGGCAAATTCTTGGTGCGCAAAGCTCAAAGCGCTGCCGTCACCGACTGAGCAAAGCATTGGGCGCGGCCTGGTGGCTTGCGCCACTGGAGCGTGAGCATGGCAACCGAAAACGAAACTCAGGAACAGCTGGGCCTGCAGGCGGCAACCATCGAGAACCTGGCATCGCGGGTTTTTGCCGCGCGTGACTGTGCGCACCGCGCCCATTGGGCCACCAGCAGCTTCAGCGCTCACGTGGCACTGGATGGCTTTTATACCGGCGTGGTTGGCGCCGTTGATGAAATCGTGGAGGTGTACCAAGGCACCTTTGGCCTGATCGGGCCTTTCGAGGTCGAAACCGATGGCGCCGGGGCCGATGTCGTTTCGTTTCTTGAGTCCGAGGTCGAGTGGATTGAGGACGCCCGGGACTCGATCGCAAACGGAAGCCGCGCCGTCGAAAACCTGATCGATGGCCTGGTGGCCATCTACCGCCGCGCGCTCTACAAGCTGCGCAACCTGATGTGAGGCGTGCTGTGTCGAGCCAATCCGTCCCCCTGTCTCGCCTGATCGTGATCGATGACCAACGCGACGAGGTGCGCATCAAGGGCGCCAGGGTGTCGGGCGAAGTGTTCCGACAGTTCGCCACGCCGACCCCGCCCGGGCAGTGGTACCGCACCGTCAAAGTCGGCCACGTGATCGTGGTTGAAACCAAGAAGGACGCGTCATGAAATACCCCCACTTCCTCGCCTACTGCCTGTCGACCCCCTGGGCCATGGAGCCCGGCGCAATGCAGACGTATGCCGCCATACTGATGCAAGCCTATGCACGCAAGGCCGGTGTGATGGCAGGCGACCATCGCGACGACACCCAATATGGCGATGACGGCCAGCCGATGGCCAAGGTCAGCGGCGCCGGCCGCAGCCCCACGCCGAGCATTGCCTTGATCAACGTCTTCGGCACCATCATGCAACGCGCGTCCGACTTTGGCCCCTGCGAAGGCGGCACCGGGTGCGAAGACATTGGCGCCGCGATTGATGCCGCGATGGCTGATCAGTCTGTCGGCCAGATCCTGATGCGATTTGCTACCCCAGGAGGCAGCGTTTTCGGCGTGCAAGAGCTGGGTGACAAGATTCGCGCTGCCCGCGCCGCCAAGCCCATTGTTGGCATCGCCGACAGCTTTGCCGGTTCGGCAGGCTACTGGTTGCTGTCCCAATGCTCCGAGGCCTATGTGACGCCGGCAGGTATGGTCGGCTCCATCGGCGTCTACACCGCTCACGAGGATGTGAGCAAAGCCATGGACGAAGCCGGCGTGAAGATGACCTTTGTGGCGGCCGGCAAGTACAAGGTTGAGGGAAACCCCTTCGAGCCCCTGAGCGACGAAGCCAAGGCTGAAATTCAGGGGCGCGTCGATGCCTACTACAAGGCCTTCACGTCAGCCATTGCCAAGGGCCGCGGCGTCGGCATCGATCAGGTGCGCGACAACATGGGCCAGGGCCGCATGCTGCTGGCCGATGACGCGCTGGCCGCCAAGATGGTCGACGGTGTGATGACCTTCGACCAGGTGGTCAAGAAGATGCAATCCAGCGCGAGGCAGCGCCGGCCCGGCATGGCCTCAGCGAACGCCTACCTCGCCACCCAATAAAGAACCCGGGCACGCACAGCCCACCCGTTAGGAGCCCATCGGCTTTTGACGCCGGCCCCCTTGGGCCGCGTGCACCCCAAAACCAACCGCCTCCGGGCGGTTTTTTCGTTTCTGGCCGCCTTCGGTCGGTTTTTTCGTTTCTGGAGCACTTTCATGAAAAAGACCCTCATCGTTGCCGTCTTGCTGATGGCTGTTGCAGCTTGCTTTGCCCATGCAGCCCCGGATGCTTACGCGTCCGTGGTGGCGTTCCTTGCTGACCCCCATGCCGGCGGTTCAGTCATGGCCTTTGGCCCGCTGGTGCGTGGCCTGCAAGCCAAGCACGCCGACACCGTCGGCCAGATGCGCGCGTTGACCGACAAGGCAGAAGCCGCAGACCGCGACCTTTCTGCTGAAGAAGTCGCGCAGTTTGATGCGCTCAAGGCCTCCGCCGAGAGCCTGAAGGCGCGAATTACCCGCGCCCAAGAGCAGGAACTGGCCGAAGCCGGCCTGTCCGCTGGCGCTGCCGCCACTGCCGCTTCCAACATCACCGAAAACGTGCTGTCGGGCCGCGGCGAGGGCCATGTGGTCATCCATTCGGCCGCCACCTTGGGCGTCACCGAAAACGTCGACGCCGATCCCAACCGCGGTTTCCGCTCGTTCGGTGAATACGCCCAGCTGGTTCGCGGCGCTGCCGTGGCCAAGCAAACTGGCGTTGCCATGGACAAGCGCTTGGCGCCCCTGGCTGCGGCCCCCGGCACTTACGCTGGCGAAGGCTCTGGCACTGATGGCGGAATCCTGGTTCCGCCCGGCTTCTCGTCGAACATCTTCACCTTGTCGCTGGGTGAAGACGCGTTGCTGCCCATGACGGACAACCTGCCCATCGAGGGCAACAGCATGTTGATCCCGAAGGACGAGACCACGCCCTGGGGCACCAACGGCATTCGCGCCTACTGGCAGGCCGAAGGCTCGGCGGGCAACCCGACCAAGCCGCTTTTCGGCGGCATTGATCTGCGCCTGAAGAAGTTGATGGCGCTGGTCCCGGTGTCCGACGAACTGCTGAGCGACAGCACCGCTTTGACCTCCTACCTGCCCGCAAAGGTGGCCATGTCAATTCGCTGGAAAGCGAACGAGGCCATCCTGTTTGGCAACGGTGGTGGCGTTCCGCTGGGTGCTTTGGCTGGCCCGTCGTTGGTCACCGTCGCCAAGGATTCCGGTCAACTCACCGGCACCCTGTCGGCCACCAACCTGGCCAACATGATCGCGCGTCTGCCGCCCGGCTCGTTCCCCAATGCGGTGTGGATCATCAACAACGACGTGCTGCCCGCGCTGTTCACCCTGACCCTGGGCAACTACCCGATCTACCTGCCTGGTGGCGCGACGGTTGGTGGCATCCAAAGCAACCCCTACGGCATGTTGCTGGGTCGCCCCATCATCGTGTCGCAACACGCCAAGTCGTTCAGCTCGCAAGGCGACATCCTGCTGGTCGACCTGAGCTACTACCAGTCCATCACCAAGACCGAAGGTGTGGTCACCGCCACGTCGATGCACCTGTATTTCGATGCTGACACGATGGCCTTCCGCACCACGTTCCGCATGGACGGCCAACCCAAGATCGTCAACCCGATCACCCCCGCCAACGGCAGCAAGACCCTCAGCCCGTTCGTCCAACTGGGCGCTCGCTGATCGCTGAATCTGGGCCCTTCGGGGCTCAGTTCGCACACCTACATTTGCAGGAGCAATTTCATGAACCCGAATCTCAAGTTCGCCGAGAAAAACGCCATCTTGGCCACCATCGATCCCGTGTCGCAAGGCGCCGGCACCGTGACCACCGGTTGGGTCAGCCTGGGCCAAATCCATACGCTGGCCGCCATCATCGGCGTGGGCGTCATGCAGGCTGGCTCCACGGTTGATGCCAAGCTGCAGCAGGCCCAGGACTCGTCCGGCACTGGCGCAAAAGACATCACCGGCAAGGCCATCACCCAACTGTTGGCCGCCGGTGGCAACAACCGTCAAGTCATCGTCGAGTGCCGCGATACCGAACTGGACGCCGCGAATGGCTTTGCCTATGCGCGCCTGTCCATCACGGTGGGCACCGCTGCATCGCTGATTCACGGTGCACTGATCGGAAACAACCCGATCTTCATCCCCGCGTCGTCGCAGAACCAGGCCGGCGTGGCGCAGCTGGTCGGCTGATTCTTCCGTTGCAACCAAAGGCCCCTTCGGGGGCCTTTTTCATTTGAGGTGCCCCCGTGAAAGCTGTTTTGATCACCGACTCCCACTTTGAAACAGACGCCAGCGGATCCGCCGTCGAGAAGTTCAAGGGTGGCAAGCACTACCCGCTTGATGAAGCCTCCCAGCGCCAGGTCGATCTGGGCAACGGCGTCATCGTGGACGCCCCCGACGATGCCGAAAAGGCCGCCGCCGCTGCGGAAACCGCCGAGCAGGCCGCCGAGAAGGCCGCCGCCAAAGCCGATGCCGCCCGCCAATCGGCTGATGCTGCCGCCGCCGCCGCGCAGTAACCCAACACCGAAAGAATAGGGGCACCACATGCCTGAAGTCAATTGCTTTGACCCGCCTTCGCAGCGTGGCGATCCGTCGTTGGCACTCACTGCTGCCCAAGTTGCCGCCGCGCAAGCGATGGTGTCAGGGGCTGGGGATCTGCGTACCGGCTACGAGTTGTTCCCCGCCAACGCGCCGGTAGCAGTCAATTCAGGCACAACGGGGTTCTCCACCGCGACGGTGATCATCGACGGTGAAAGCTGGCTGGCTGTGACCTGCCAGGGTGGCACATCGTCCAATTTTGAGCTCCAGTGGCATTCGCTATCAGCAAACTTTGCCGGTGACGCCGCAGTAGTAGAGGTGCGCTATGACCCGGCGCACGTTGCATCGGTGAACTTCTTTGCGGCTGAATCATCAGCGTACAGCATCTACGGGCTCGGCGTGTTCAACACAATCGCCGCAAGCACTACCCAGCCGTACTCAAACACAGGTTCTCAGGCCATCTGCTTCAGCACCCAAGACTGGGCAAAAACAGGCTACACGCGCGGCACTGAGGAAGAAATTTGGGCGGCGTGCAAACTGCGAATCAGCGTCGCCAACGGTGTGTCAGGCACGTTCTACCTGAAGCGGCTGTCAGTCGGTACTGAGCGAAAATTTGGGCGCCTGTGTGTGACGATTGACGATGGGTATGCATCAGCCCACCGCATCGCACTCCCTGTATTTGAGTCGTATGGCATCCCGGTGACGTTGGGCATCATCCCGTCGTTAATCGGCACTGCTGGATTCATGACGAAAGCGCAATTGCAAGATGCAAAAGCCCGGGGCCATCAGATCGTCCCTCATGGCCCGGACACCGGTGTGGGGAACTTGTTTTCGAGATGGCCAACTGATGCCCAGGCGCTAGCGGATGTCACGTCTACGAGGGATTGGATCAGCGCGAACGGGCTGGACTCGGTCGACGGCGCAGCCAGCAGTTGCTACATCTGGCCCCAAGGTCAATACACGCGCACTGCTGGTGATCCAACATTTTTGGGCAGCATGCTATCGGCTGGTTTTCGCGTTGGCCGCTCGGCATCACCGTCCGGCGTCGGTTACTACATGCAGGGCGCGTCTATCTCTGCACGGCTACATGGGCGGTTGACCCAGGCCACGATTGGCCACACTTACGCCGGGGCTACAAACACCCCAGATGACGCGACCGAAACCGCAAACATTTCA